GTTTGCATCTTTCGGGGTTTCGATATACCAGCCTTCTTGAGCAAATCCCAATGATCCTGAAATTAAATATTCACCGATTCCGATACGCTTGAAAGTAATTGTTTGAAGTTTAGCTTCATCATTCAATTCAATATGATCAATATATAAATCACATATTGGAGATGCTGACTTAATAAAACCATTGGCATCTACAGATGTATTATGCCCTGTCCGTAAAGGCTGCCACGTAGACCATGTATCACTACCAGCCCCATATCTTAAAAACAAATCTCGACCGAATGGACCCCTGAAAATCTGATATGCATAAGTACCATTTGAATCTATTCCGTGATATCCAAATAAAGATCCGTATCGCTGAGGCATATATAGTGTATTTGCTGTTGGATTACCTTGTTGCCAATCTCCGTGAGCAACTGCTGCAAATTTACTAACACCAAAAACATTCGCATAACCAGAAACTGTATTCACATTTGCTAGAGAGGCTATAGGCGCCAGACTATAACCACCAATGCCTGCATCACCTAAACCTAGCGCAGATTTTGCACCAGATATTGTTGCTCCACCTGTACCACCTTTGGCAATCGGTAAAACTGTCGGCAATGCACCTGCACCATCAGCACCAAGTTGATTATAAATTTCTGTAAAATTCGCATTCGTTTTTGTGCCAGTAGAGCGAAAAGTATCTCCACCAGCACCAGTAGGTGCAGTTCCTAAATTAATTGTTTGCTTAGCCATATTTTTCTCACTAAAAAGCCCCGACAGTGCGGGGCGTAAAGTTGATTAGATTTAAGGGTAAAAAACTTGGGTAAAGGTTGTGGAGATTTGCCACATGCCAGCGCCTAGTGATACCACTTGATATTCACCAGCTTTGACACGAACCTCACCATCTAAAGGCGAATCCCAAAGGAACGAATCCGCAGCTTTATGATCATCAAAAAAGGCCTTAATCTCTCTAATTAAAGCCTCTTTACCATTTTTAGAGAATTGCCAGACACCTGACTTATTGTTAATCCCTACCGATACATTTTGTTCATAACCATCACCAAATTTACTGGTTAAAAACTTAAATGTATTGGATTGAGAGTTACCCTCAAAGTTTTGGCAGTGGGTGAATTTACGGTTGCTCATCTTTAGGATTGCCCCATAGAAGCTTCATATCAGTCGTTAATGGTCGTGTTGATTTGACAAAACCATTTTGATCTTTAAGTCGTTTTTTGCATGACTCAATATCAGTGGCACAATGATCATCTGGATGTTTTGAACTTAATACCCCACCCTGTCGCTTTTCCTTGGCTATTACACTTCGTACAGCATTACCAATTTCCTGACCAAGCTGATGTTGATTACTGACTATTTTAGATTTATTGCGGAACAAAAACGCAAAACTCAAACCAAAAATGAAAGCTACTGTGAAGTTTTGAAGTTGATCAGATGTAACCACTTTTGAGCATGCAAAATAAACAACAGCTATTAATACAGCCAACACCAAAGCGATAAGATTATTTTTCATAAATTTTTCCCAAAGAAAAACCCACTTAAAAAGTGGGTTCTATATTTAAATTAATTACTTCGACAACAAACCACCTTGCCGCTTCTCACGAATAATCACGGCTCGTACAGCATTGCCAATCGCATCACCAAGTTGCTTTTGGTTTTGAGTATTACCGCCTGAAGTATTTACGCCTGAGTCGGTGATGTTTACTTCAATCTTAATATCTCCACTACCTTCACCCTGAGATGAATTTTTTGGAATAGAATTAAATCGCCTGCTATCAACATCAGTATAATTAAGTCGAGGCACACCGATCTCACCACCATCTTTAAATTTTTGAATACTTAAATCTGACTGAGTAGATGGTAAATTCATAGACATATATTTGCTATGATCTGGAATCTCACCAGTAAGATTCATGTAATTTAAAGCGGATAAACCAAGTTTAGATACAGCTGAAGCCTTCATGATAAACTCGCCATTGGATGCCATGATTGGAATATCATCACTCGTTCCAGTGCCTTTGCCTGTGATGTGTCCACCTGTTGCAAAACCTTGAGGGGTAATTGCTTGGATCATTGCTAAGAATGTTCCTTGATCCAAAGCAGCCTTAGCACCTGCCGCAACTTTCTGCCATACAGTACCCGGTTCTTTAGCATAAGCATCAGAAACCGATGACCATAAATTCATACCAGCTTGAGTAAGCGCAAAGCCTTGTTGCATTGCAAACATTGTTTTATATGCACCTGAACTTTCACCAAGAATACCTTTAAACATATTTGCAAATGAACCAGTCAATTGCTGAGCTTGGGTTAATTGCAGATTCAAAGAATCCGTTTGATATTGATTTTCAATATCAATCATACGTTGATTATGCGCAGCCCAAATTTGTTCACGAACCTCAGCTAATTTTTGTAAATCAGCACCTGGCTCTTGCTCTTGGCTTTCAACATCTGCTATCTGAGTATCAAATAGATTTTGTGATGCGCCCATTCTGCTGAATTTATCTTGGTTGACTTGGTATCGACCAGTAGATCCATTCATTTGTGCTTGAACCGCATCCCATCCTGTTGAAGCATCCTTTAAGCGACGATTCATATCAACATGATTTTGCAGTGCGAGCATTTGTGATTTGAACGCTTTATCTGCTGGATCATCATTACTTTGTTCTAAAAGTCTCCTTTCAATGTCATATTTTGCTTTGGCAAGCTGCAACTCAGACATATAGAATTCTTTAGATTGAAGTAATTGCTGTTCTCTAACCAGTTTTGATTTTGCAAGTTCATAATTATATTGCTTATCAATTAATGCAACAGCTTGGGTGCGCTGTTCCTTTGATAATTCAATATCTCTAGATGCATAAAACTTCTTTTGATCAAAACTATCTTTCAGTAATTGTTCATCTGTTTTCATAAAAGATGAATATTCTTCAAGTTTAGATTTTAGCGTATATTCAGCAATCGCAATCTCGTTGTCTGCTCTTGCTTGATACTCAGCTTTGATTTCCGCAGTACGTTCTGGTGTAAAGCCAGCCTTATCTATTTCAATCAACTTGTCTTTCAAAGATTCACGAATCTTGGTGACTTCATTTGCAACATTAAGCTCAAGTGACTTTCTAGATTCTGCCTGTTGTTTCACAAAATCAAGGTAGTCTTTAAGGTCCCCCATAGTATCGGAAGTGCCTTTAGCCTTTAGCTCACTACCTCCAAGACCCACAATCCATTTATTGACTGATGATGCAAAGTTAGCAACTTCTTTATTGCGATCTGAACTACCATCAACCCTTCCAGTTTTATCAAACTGTCTAGAGCCACCAACACCTGCATTATGGGACCGAATAGCAGACTCCCAACTACCCAACTCCTTGTAAGCTTTAGCAAGATTTCTAGCCACAACATCAGCAATTACAGGGAGATTTTTAGAGTCAGCAACACTGATTCCATTATCTTTTCGGTAACCACTTGTTGTTTGGAAATAACCGATAGCACCCGTTGGACTAACAGCATTAGGATCCCCCTTAGATTCTTGAGCCATAAGGCCTGCAAGATAATTTTTAGGGATGCCATATTTAGCACCAATACCATCTAAATCGGCTTTAGCTGAAAGATTCGCTATCTTCTGAAGCATTAGCAACTCAGACTGAGAATATTTAAATCTCTTTTCAGCTTCTTTGGTGCGCTCTTTTTCGGATTTTGTGCGCTCATCCTCTACTTTTTTAATTTCATTGTTGGTGATGAGTTCCCTTCCCAGCAAAACTAACGCGCCCATAGGTAATTGCTGATTTGTTCCTGTGATACCAGCAGCATCCCTCGCATTAAGCAAAAGATCAGCAGCCTCCTTGGTTAGACCTTTATTGTAAAATTTCAGTCTTTCTTCATTTTGCAATGAACTAGAAAGTGAATTACTAATAAATTTCTGAATTGCACCATCTAGCGCTTTTACCTTTTCAGAGGTCGTAATTGCTTCTTTTGAGATTTCTTTAACTTTCAATGCTGCATTGGAAGACTTGTTGCCCATCAACTCAACATTAATGCCAAACACCTTTAAAGCATTCGCTGAGTTATTGGCTTCATTACGAGTGTTTTCTAAAGAGTTAACATAACTATTCCCCTGTTTAAACTGCTCAGGAGTAATAACATTCATTTTATTAAGTTGGCTTAATGCATCTATTTCGCTTATCTTTCCTGCATGAACAAGGTCTGAAATTCTAGCGACTTCAAGATTCCCCTTATTTGCATCCTCAATCATTCGCATATATGTTTTAAATTGAAATGTTAGGGCGTATAAGGATTTGTTTTGCGAATCAAATGCAGCATTTAAATCAACAATTGCGCCTTTCTTTTGAGCACCTTCAAGTGCTAATAATTCTTCCTTGGTTTTGTTCGCAACATCTGCCTGTTCAGATAGTTTCTGATTTGCCTTTGCCGCTTGGCTCTCCATATACATATAACCAGCAGCTAATGCAGTCACACCCAAAGTTAGTGCACCAATGGGGCCACCAACTAAACCTAAAACCCTAGAGCCAATTGCAGTACTTGCATTTAGTGAATTTTGAGCAAGAGTGCGCTGTGCAGTTGCTGCTGTCATATTTCTTTCTGCAACAGCCAACTGAATAGCTACTTGAGTTGCTCTAGTTTCTAAAACAATTCTCTCTTGAGTAGTGATATTTGTGCGTAATTTAGCAATTATTAAATTTTGCTCTGCAGCTAACTCCCCAACTTTTGCTTTTGTACGTTGTACTTCGATCATGGAGAGGCGAATTTGTGACTCCAGTGCAGCAGTATCAGCCAATCGTCTCTGAATACTTACAGCTATAGACTCTCTCATTGCTATAGTTTGACTGATTACAGTTTTGGTTAAGAATGCAACCCCTCCCACTATTGCTGCATTCGCAATAGTATCTACATTGTCTGCAACCAATTTAATAGATGAAGCAAGTGTTTTTGCTGCGCCAGATCCTTGGCCAGCCTCTCCCACAAATTTAGTAACAGAATCATTCAGCTGCGTAAATGATTGAGCAATAGTAAAATCTGTTTTAGAAAATAAACCATCTACAGATGTTTTGGCTTTGGTTAAAGCCTTAATTACGATGTCACCAGTTAATTGGCCTTCGCCTGCCATTTTACGCAGTTCGCCAATGTTAACCCCCAGACCTGTTGCTATTGCTTTTAATAATGCAGGGGCTTGTTCTGCGATACTATTAAATTCTTCACCACGCAATACACCTGACGCTAAAGCTTGTCCGAACTGCATCAATGCCGCTTCTGCACTCGCTGCGCTCGCACCTGAAATTGAAATGGCTTTTGAAACCGTATCAGTCAATGAAGCTGTTTGCTGCATTGTGATACCAAGACGTGAAGAGTTTTCTGCAAAACGCTGATAGACCTGTGCAACAGAACCCCAAGACTGTGCTGTCGCTTGAGCAATATTAAAGGTATCTTTTGTTGCAGTACTTAACTCTTGCTGAGAATTGGTAACAAGTTTCAATCTGTTTTGCAAATTAGTGTAGCTGTCTGTATACGCTATCACTTGGTGAACTGAAAATGAGCCTAATGCTGCAACTGCTAACCCTTTTATTGCATTAGTTGCGCCATTTGTACTTTGCTCAATGCGTCCTAATTCTCGATTAGCAGCACTGGAAGCATCACGCATACCCTGAGTAAAGTTGCCCGTACGACAAATTAAATCAAGGGTAAGAGATCCTAATTTAGTTGCCATACTTTTCTCCAGGCAATAAAAAACCACCTTCCGGTGGTCGCTTTAAATACTATTTAAATTAATTAGCAGTGGCTTTAGAGTCTTGATAAAAGAACTCAATATTCTTGAATAACAATTTATCCCTATCAGTAAAGTGTGAAGATATTTCACTTATGGGTTTGACAATCTTGTCATTCATTCTAAAACTTGATTCATTCCCAACATCTAATGGTATAAAAATATTAGTTATCTCATCTTCTGTTTCCCAGTTTGTTAAGAATATTTCATCTGGCGACTCTTCATCACCTTTTAATTTATACACATATGAACAGGAAAAACTGTCTCTTAAGGAGGCTCCATAAGAATTTTGAGCCTCATAATCTAAATCGATACTAATTTTCCTGAATCTAGTTTTTTCATCAATATTGCTCTGAGAAATTTTCCCTGTATTTTTATCAATTAGTGACTCATTGAAATATTTATAAATCACATTGTCTTGAGGAAAGCTGATTTTAGGGGTTGCGCTGGATATTTTAAGACTTGAAGGGCTTTTAACCAAATCTCCCAAATAAACTGAACATTTTTTGTAAGCTGTATTAAGAACACTCTTATCAAGCCCTGTTGAGCTTTCCTTACAACCACTCAAACCCACCAATAAACCTAAAATAAGAATCTTCTTCATACCCCACCCTAAATTATAAATTTAGACCAAGATACTAATTATTGGGTTAAAAAGAAACCGACCTAAGTAGATTTCTTCTTAATAGCTTTCATGCGTTCCTCTTCAAAACTTGTCGGAGGTATCTCTTCATGAAGCATATATTCCCTTGCATCTTCTATTCGTTCATCCTCAGAAGCATGAGAATTAAAGTACCGAACAAATAGTCTTGCGAATTCCTGTTCCAATCGACGACCAAAAAAAAGAGATCCATACTTATCTCGATAGGATCTCCACGTCATTAATTCAGGTCGGGAAATATTAGCTTTGGCTTCAGCTATTGTTCTGCCGCCGATTCCGTTGATAACAAGTTCGCACCAGAATTCTTCTCCTGATTCGAGATCCACAGCTTTCCCGTGAAATTCACCACTTCATCAGCCGCATCAAACAAAGCGCCAATGACTTCAGTTGAAACTAAGCCAGTTTCTTCAACTTTGGAGAAGAGTCTTGTTTCTTCATCTTCATAAATGGTGTGATATAGCAATGCCTTACGGTATTGATCAATCGTTAGCTCAGAATTGTCTTTTAAACCCCATACATCCGCTGTAACCGCAAGTTCATCATGAGTAAGGACCTTAACAAAAACCTCTCCTGAAAACTCTTCCCCTGAGGCACCACGATACTTAATTGGTTTTTTTACAAAAGTACCAACACCAATGGATTTTTGAATCGCCTTTAATGTGAGTTTAGCCATTATGCTTGCACCTTAAATTCTTCAGTTACTTCTGTTTGGCGTTTCATAGGGATTGTATGATTGACCATTGCATCTACAGCGAACACTGGTGAGCCTTTACGCAAGATTGCAGTGAAGTGTGACCATGTGCGAGTTTTAGGCAAATCAATTTCACCTGTCACCAATGTTGGCTCTGCAATACCATCCGACCATCCGACATAAACTTTAACTTCGGCTTTTTCTGCTGCTAATTGAAGCAATGTCATATGTGATAGGTTTTTAGGATCTGTATCAATTTGAATTGAACCTTCACCCGGTGTACTTAAGCCATATTCAGAAGTTTTGGTGCTGGTTTCTTGTAAACAGGTAGTATCAACTTCAGTCGCACTGTCATCCCCAAGTACTAATGCTTTGATACAACCCATTTTTGTTAATACTGGTACTGTGCCATGGACAATCCACACATCGGTACCATTAGATAAAACGCCTTTCTTCGCCATGAGTAGATCTCCTCAATTTTTGGCATAAAAAAACCACCTTGCGGTGGCGTTGGTTTTGTTCAATGAAATCCATCAAACCTGATAATCTGTTAATTGTGGTTGAAATCCATTTTCTAGCTCGAAAATCTCAATATCGAGAGCGTGCTTTTCATGCTTCCAAGCATTCATATCTCTTGCAGAGCAACTAACCTCTTGCTTTCTCTTGTCTCGATAACCAACACGCTGTTGGTAACGAGCCCATTTTGATTGGAATATTTGGTTTAATTGATTTGCCATCCAGTTAAATGCTTCAATAAATTGCTCTTTGACCAAGTCAGCCTTTTCACCTGTAAAACCCATAACTAAAAACATCCAGCCATCCTTGGTCATTCTGTAAAACTTTCTTGGCTTTCCATTCTGCAACTTATTGTTTTCATAGCAAACCTCAAAATTGAGGTCTTTAAATTTGTCAGAACATCGTAATTTTTCTATATCTCGAAGCACGTTGTAATGCTTCTTTCCAAATGCATCTGCCACAGCGTAACTGGTTGTTTTAGCCTCCCCATTTTGATTGGAGACCATGCCTCTTAAATTTAAATTCAACATCATGTTCATAAGATTTTCCTCTTACAAAATCATGTTCAAAAGAAAAGAGCCGACAAATGCATTGAACATGAAAAATACATTACTTCGGGAGCTACCCTAGTCGGCTTGCATGCCATATTTCAGGCATTAAAAAACCCTGATCTAATTAAAGGTCAGGGTTGGTTAAGCTTTGTTGTGTGATTTATCGATCAAACCACCAATTCGCATCAAATCCACGGCCGAAAATATTGGTATCAGCACAACGCTCAATATGATTCGGATGTAAGTTTGTGATTGTGCAAAGTGGATCTAAGACAGCACTGATTGCTTTTCTAATACTTGAGGCTCTAGTCGCTTGAGTGTCATAAACAACCAATTGATAGGTCAAGTGATCAATTTGTGGCGGGCAATCAAGGTTATGACTTGGCTCACCGCCAATTGTTGACCACACTACATATGGAAATGGTGTTTTATCAGGTGCAATATCTTCATAGATTCGATTGTTAACCAATGCCACAACCTCAGGTGATGCTTGCAGTGTTTTGAATATAGGTAAAATGTTCATGATCCACTCGCTAAAGCTTTATCGATTTCGTCATTCAACATTTGAACAAACTTATCTGTGACTGGCTGGATGTTGTTCGCTAGTGCTGGGCGCATGAATGGTACGGCTGGGTTATTTACAGATCCAAATTCAACCCAACGCCAATGCCTTGTATCACCACCACTTAAATTAGGTGGGTTTGGGTTCGAGAATGATGCACCACCTCTCACACCTACTCGGATTTTAATGTCACTAGGATTTCTAGTCTTTCCAGATTGAACACTAATGTTTTTCCAAATCTTCTCGCGTGTTTCTGGATCATCAATTAACTTGGCGTTATTACGCGCTGCATCACGAACAATATTCGCTGCTTGTCTTAATGCCTTTCGCACCATTGATTTTACTTTGCGCGGATTATTGAGGCGTTCGAGTTTGGATTGGAGTTGATCGAGTCCTTGAATATTGAATTGAATATCAGCCATATCTACTCCAATAATTTAAGCTCAAACGTCACATAAATTTCAGCGTTTTCATTGTCAGGTTTTGGCGGTGAAACGATCTGAAAAGTCTGATCTTTCCATAAAACACGCATTTCTGTAGTGATATCTGTACGTTTGCGAATCTTTAAGCGCGCATTCGTTTCGGATCCTGCTGCTTTGGCATTTATTGTGTCTTTTACAGATAAGAACTCAACCTTAGACCATAGCTTTTTGTATTCAGACCAAATTGGCTCAAGTTCATTGTTGTATTCATCAGTTGGCGTGATTTTGTGTTGGATGGTTACTCGGTGGAGTAGTTCTCCGGCAGGAATACCCATAAATCACCCCATATTCACAAATCGATGTCTACGCCAAAGCCACTCTGTAGCAAAAGGCAAGTTTTGCAAATTTCCAGTGGTTTCCCTGTTCCGATACCAGTGACCAATTAATAATTTGGCACCTTGAATAATTGCATCACTGATATGAATACCATTTTTAATATCTTCGGGAATTGCTTCATTTTCAGCATAGAGCTTGCGATTGGTTGACTCTTCAAATGCGATAAATGAGGCATCAATTAGCGCCTCTATATCTGAATCTTCATCATCATGATCAACTTTCAGGTGTAGTTTTACCTGTTCCAGCGTTAGAAACTGATTCATTCTGTTTTCCTTTCGCCTTAAATGTTGCAACTTTCAATTGATTTACAGCGACTTCCGCAATGCGATCTGATACATCTTGATCACCTTTTTCAATTTCTACGACCTTATTTCCATTTTCAATGGCAATCTTAAAGGCCTGTTTTACAGTGATAATTGGCATGTTTACTCCAAAAAATATGCCTCACACAAAGTAAGACATATTTTAATAGTCAAATTTAAGTAGATAGCGTTAGTGCTTTGATTGCATTGCTATCTGTAAGCATGCCACCAGTACGTTTTGTGGTATAAAAACCAACGTAAGGTTTATTGGTGTACGGGTCACGTAATACACGAGTTCCCATGCGATCGACAATCAAATAACCGCGCTTAAAGTTACCAAATAAAATTGCATTAGCATCCGCTTCAGCTTCTGGCATATCTTCATTTTCTTCAATGCCATATCCAAGCAATGTTGATGGTTGACCCAACTGCAAGCCCGGTTGCCATAAGTAATTACCTTCAGAATCCTTAAACTTACGCACTTTTGATTGAGTAAGATTTGTCATCATGAATAAAGCGCCATTTCGATAGCCTTTTTTCAATGAGTAGATCAAATCAATAAGATTGTCACCGTTGAAATTGCCAGCTTGACCAGATAGGATCTGTTGAAGCGAACCAAATGCACGAACCTTATCAACTTCTGTAGTCAATGTATTGGCTAAAATACCTTTTGGTTTTTTAGAACCATCACCAAGCAAGAATGCATGACCTTCTTTTTCAGCGAATTCCTGTGCAACTTCTGTAGAAATCCAGTTTTCAACATTAAAGAACACATCATCTAAAGATGTTTGTGTTGCTTGAGGGTTCGCATAGATTTCCCCCATTGTTGCCTGAAGTTGCGCAAGTGTTGGAGTTCCAGTTGCAGGGCGTGCATCTGTTTCACCCACCCAGCCCGAACCAGCACCACCAAGATTGACCAATTTTTTATAATCAGGCGATCCAACAGTGATTTGCGAACATACGCTGCGCATTGGGCTTTCATCTTTCAAAAGTTCCAATAATGTGCGGTCTAGTTCTTCTGGTACCGCAAAGCCACCATCAGGATTGGTAGTGGTTTGAACAGCTTTGCGTTCTAAATCAGCAAGACCATCATCAACACCTTTACGCAGGAATTGATAAAATGCAGTTTTATGCTCGTCAACACCTTCACCACCAGTCACACCTGGGCGTTTTGCTGCTTTAAGCTCTTTTTCAAGTTCAGTTTTAAGCTTATCGATATCACCTAATTTTTCATTAAGCTTTTCAACTTGCTCACCCAATTTGCCCTTTTCAGACTTGATTGCTTCAAGCTCCTGGTCATTTTTCTTTTTGAAGTCTTCAAACGTACCTTTAAGGTCTGCTGCAACTTCGTCAATATCTTTCTTTTCAATAGCCATGATTTATTTACCTGCTGTAAAAATGGATTTTAAGTCTTTGAGTGATTGAAGCGCGTCATCAGTTTGCTCAGTATTTCTCTGTGCACTAATCGCTCCATAACCTTTAGCCATGAATGCTTTGGCTTGTTGAAGTGTGAAACCAGCATCTCGCAATGCTCGCTCTACTTCCATTTCAGATGGGGTTTCCCCTCGATCCAACGCTGATTTCACATCTGAAACTCGCGCTTCATCATTTGCAGGAAAAGTCACAAGTGATACTTCCCACAAATCAATGTCTGTTAGCTTGTAAACGCCAAGCTGTTTGTCGTATTCGTAATCCCGAAGAATAAAACCAATAGATAAGCCACCTATTGATTTTGCTTTCAAATGACCATGTGCACGTTTTGCCAGTGGGTCATCGTCAATAAGCAAACGGCCTTTTACATAAAGGCCGTTTTCATCTTCTTTCATTTCCAGATATGGTCCCAAGGGCTCATCTGATTTGTGTTGCCACAACATGGCGGGCAAACGTCCCTTTTGAGACCATTCATTTAGTGTTCGCTTGAATGCGCCTGGCATAACAACATCACCATAGCTATCCTCAATACCAAATACCGAACCATAGCCCTCAAACTCACCTGTGGCTGATACAGATTTGATTTCAAAAGGCACATTAAGATGCTTTTTTTGCATCACTATCATCCTCAGGTTTAGTTGTCATATTCATTGGGGTTAAGTAAATATCCCCACCTTCACGTGGATTCATATCTTCAAGTTCTCGGCAATCGTTAGGGCTTAACCACCCCCACTGAATACCTTTGCCGTAAGATTCATAACGTGTTTTCAAGTCACCACGTAAAAGCGCACCAGCATTGAATTTTGCATAATGATTTTTACGATCTTTTTCATTGAGCAATCCAACTCTGATTCTTGATTCAATACGAGTCATATAGGGAACCAATGAGTAATTCACAAAGCTCATCCCCATATGTTCGATATTGTTTAATGTCATCTTGTCCATTGCTGCCACTAAATGAGGTGGTACCCGGAACAATCCGCAGATTTCACTTTTTTGATATTCACGTGTTTCTAAGAATTGGGAATCCTCAAGATTTAAAGCGGTAGGTCTCCAATGCAGACCTTTTTCTAAGATCATTGGCTTATAAACATTTTGCAAACCTGTATGGTTTTCATTAAATTCTGTCTTGAGTCGCTCAAAAGCTTTATCAGTTAACTCCTCATCTGTTTCGAGAACGCCTGAAGTTACAGCACCATTTTTAAATAGCTTAGAGCCGTGATCTTCAGTATCTAGTCCAAGTGCAATACATTTACGTGCATATGCAACAGGATTAAGACCGGTTAAACCATCTAAGGTGAATAAACGGACATGCCAAATTTCATCCTGACTCAGTGTCTTAATACCGCCATCCTTAAAATTAACCTGATACTCAACAGTCCAATCATCATTGAGTTTTGGCGTAACAGAACTTGGATCAAGAGGAAGTAATTCAACAACTTCACCAAATGCATAAACCTTGTAGGCGTAAAAGTTACCCCTTAAGCACAAGCAAACCATAAGCAATTCCCAAAACTCTTGAGCTGTCATATAGTCATTAGGTGCAAGGCTTAAAAGATCATAAAGCTTATGATTAATCGCTGGTTGCTTGTACTTACCTTCCTGCTTTAACAATCTGCATGGCAACATGCCCATTGATTCTGAAAGCACTCGGACACATGAAAATACAATCGCAAGTTGCATGGCTCTCAATGGCGTAACAGGCTGTCCTGAACCACTCACAAATTCAGCACCAAAAATACGCGCCAATTCATCAGGTCCAGAAATAACAAGGGGAGTAGACTTGAATCCAAGCCACTCCCCTATTTTTGATTTTATGCTCATTAGAGTCTTCTAACCCCGTGTTTTTCAATGTGACTCGATAGATCATCCTCTTCAGGATTACTAATTAATGTGAGAATACGACTAATGCCCATCAACCCTGCTACTGCACCATCAATCTTTTTAAATCTCTTTTCCTTATCTGGAAATTCCGTATCGTTTTTCCCAGTTTTAGAAATCACATTCCCAACCATCCAAGATAATATTGGATTGCCATCATGATGGAATCTTCCAGCTGCAATCGCTGCCTCCATTTCTTTCATTGCTGGCGAGAACGTCTTGGTAATTTTAGGAATTTTGATTGATGTATAGCCTGCATCATCAATTTGTTTGGAAATTTGAAATCCACCCCATTCATCGTAGGGGACTTCTTGAATTTTCATTTCAATTGCATCATTTAAAATATCTTCAGCAATTTCATTTAAATCATTTTCAAATCCATCACAAACAGTCAATAGGTCTTGATTTAACCACTTCTGATAGCGCTCAATTACCTGTTTTTCTTCACCGTTATAAACAGTGTCATAAGGTAAGTAAAACCGTGGTGCAACGCTGTAATAGTGGATCTTGCCCTTGATGACTCTGTAAAAAAGATTAATACGTGCTGCAATATCAATTTTTGAAGATAAATCCACACAAATCATGCAAGGATCATTTCTAAAATCTTCAATTTTCAGCTTTGTATCTTTACACTTGTTCCACTGCTCCATATTGAAGAAAGCAGATTTTGCAGAAACCCAAATATTTAAATGTTTTGTCTTGAAAGCATTTTGCTTTGAAGCGCTCTGTATGGCTCGACGTTGCTGTGACTCTAGGTAATCCCCATAAACGGATACACCGTAATTTGGGTTTGCCTTTCGTAAAACCTTTGGGTCTGTCCAATCGTCACCTTCATCAATTGTGAAAATGAAGCCAAACAACTCATCATCTGGTACCGTACCTTCAAGCATTTCTTGAACACGAACCTGTAAATCGTAGCAAGGCCCATCAATATTGAATCCTGAAGTTGTGATGGTAAATATTAGTGGTTGTCTTCGTGCTCCCATACCTGTCTGCATGGTGTCATACATGGCTGATGTTGGATGCTCATGGAACTCATCGACAATCGCGCAATGTGGTGACTGTCCATCAGGTGGATCACCAATAATTGTCTCAAAGATTGATCCATCATCTGGGATTTCCAGACTACCAGCATTAATTTGAATTCCTGCCGCTTCTACAAAGTCAGGTGAACGTACTGCCATTAAGCGAGCTGGTTTAAACACTTCCCATGCTTGTTTTTCTGTGGTTGCACCTGCATAAACTTCCGATCCAAATTCACCATCATTGGCAAACATGTTAAGTGCAACACCTGCAGCAATTGCAGACTTGCCATTTTTACGAGGAACATTCCAGTAACTTTCACGGAATCGGCGATATCCATCTTTTTTACGCACCCAACCAAAAGTACAAGCAATCCCAAATTTCTGCCAAGGCTCTAACGAAATCAACATTCGTTTCATAGCCCACTCACCCTTTGTGTGGGGCAGCAATTCAATAAAAGCTATTTTTTTTTCAGCTAATTTAGGGTCAAATTTATATAAAAAATCTTTATTTTTACTGTTTTTTAAGTCATTTAAGTGGCGTTCACAGGCTAATTTAACCCATTTACATGCAGGAATTTTGTTAGAAACGACTTGCTTAGCCCACTTATTTGCAATGTCAACATTTGGGAAAGCTGTCATTTAACGACCTCACTACATACTTAACACCTTTGCAAATTGGTTTTCTTTCTTAGATTTATCCACACCCATCAGTCGAGTGCGGGATGCAGGATCTAGACCTAACATTGAGCCAAATTGAGCGATTTGTTTTGATGCTTCATTTACAGCAGTTAAAGCTGGATTTTTAACTCTTCCTGATTCTGTTTGAATAGTAATTCCATATAAAACAACTTCATGCTGTGCTTCACGTAAGTTGTGATAAGCCATGCAAAACATTTCAACGTTGTGCATATCTGTTAATTTTAATATTTTTCTTTTCAGCAATTCAGGAATAATAGACTTCCACATTGTGACCGCTTGATCCATGTGCTCTAAGTGAAACGGCACATCAATATCAAAAACATTATCAAAATCAGTATCACCAGTTGCTTTGACTTTTGGTTTTCGTCCTGCCCCTGCTACCGCATTTCGCCCGCCCATGTCAAGACCCTCAATTTTTAATTTCGCACGCGTAAAAAAATGGTTAAGGGGGCGGTCATTTCGGCAAAAGCATTAAACTTTTCACCTCCCCCTCCCTTATTTGAGAATGATTATCATTCATTTGCAGTTTTGATTTTATGGCACGAGTCACACAGTGATTGAAGATTATCAATTGAATCCGTACCACCTTTGGCCTTATTCAATATGTGATCGACATCTATAGCCTCAGCCAAGCGTCCATCCTTTCCACACTGCACACAGAGATAGTTGTCACGCTTCAATACAACCTCACGCAGCTTACGCCAAGCATGACCATAGCCGCGTTCTGTAGTTGATCCCATTCGCTCTGGTCGCTTGTTCCAATTACTGCGCTTATCTGCATGATCATCACAATAACCTTTCTGACTGCGTGACTTAACAAGGTTAGGGCAACCCCATTCACGGCATGGACGGGACATCTTCATCACCTACTATTCTATTTACTCCACACAATCCAATCTTGACGATTGCGTGTAGTGGCTCATCTGGTTTATTCACAATCTCACAAGACAATTGATCAGCTAGAATCTCACCAGTTTCAGCATCATGAATAGCAACGCACTTTTTATTGTTAGCTACCCGTTTAAGTATCAAAGCTCTTCGCATATCTCACCCATCCAAATAACTAGAACTCTCACTCTCACCTTCCAAATCTAAATGCTCGAGCAAATGATTAATCTGTGCTGCTTGCTCGTTGTTGATCTGAATGAGTTGATTGTTCTGTTCGATTACCTTGTTGCTTTGTTGCATCACTTGATTGTTCATCTCTACCAGCTTGACCAGTAAGGCGCTGCAAGCACAACCGCATTCGTTCTTTTGCTCGTTCACTTTGTTTCCTTATCCATTCTCGACGTTGTTCACAGCCTTGGCATGTCATATCAATCACTCAACATACTTCTAATTGTTTTAGACCATTCTTTTAACAGACTAATCTTTCGATCGATAACAATCATTTCATCACGAGTCATAAGACCACGAGATAAGCTTTGATATTTACTGATCTCTGATTCGTATCGCTTGAGATTGCT